ACTTTGTGCATTATAATAAGAAAAATGACTGTGTAATATTTTTAGATAACGGCTCTTGGAATTTAGAAGCTTTTAATTTTTTAAAACAACATTATTATTGTTTAGATTTCTTTGGTAGAAGATATGACGGTAATTTATCAGTAACCTCGATTTTCTTTACTGATACAAATAGTGAAAGTATATATGAAAATTAATAAGAATTTTTTAGATACTCAAGATCTAACAAATATACAGAACACCTTAACTTCTCCATATTTCCCCTGGTATTATAACGAGGGGGTAGTTAAAAAGAATGATGGTCAGGCCCAGTTGGTTCACACATTCTTTGATAAAGATAGGAACTATATAAATTCAGATTACTACAATTTACTTGAGCCATTAATTAAGAAAATAAATCCTTTTGTATTATTAAGGGTAAAAGCAAACTTAAGTTTAAAAACCGAAAAACCTATAGAGCAGGGTTTTCATACAGACTATTCTACTGATGTTAATGTGACCACAGGGTTGTTTTATATTAATACGAACAACGGCTGCACTGTTTTTGAGACTGGTAAAAAGGTCAAAAGCACCGCTAATACCTTTGTAGAATTTGATGGAAAAACACCCCATACTGGTATATCATGCACTGATATTTTAAATAGACTTGTTTTAAATTTAAATTATATAAGGTAATGATATATGTTACAAAAAATAGGATTTCTACCAGGTATTAACAAGCAAATTACAGAAACCGGCGCAGAAGGACAATGGGTGGACTGTGATAATGTAAGATTTAGATATGGTGTACCTGAGAAAATAGGGGGCTGGAATCAATTAGGCACAGAAAACTCTAATGAATTGACTGGCGCTGGAAGGGGTTTACATCATTTTGTTAATACAGCTGGACGAAGATACGCCATTATTGGTACTAACAGAGTGCTATATGCTTTTTCAGGTGGTGTATTCTACGACATACATCCTATCAAATCTACAACCACGCTTACAAGTGCATTTACTACAACCAATGGATCACCGACTGTTACCATAACTTTTAGCAGTGGACATAATATTGGAGTTAACGACATTATTTTATTAGATAATTTTTCATCTATAACAGGATCTAATTTTGGGGCCTCAGATTTTAACGATAAAAAATTTATGGTTACGTCGGTTCCTACAACCACAACAATTACTATTACAATGCCTTCTAATGAATCGGGGTCCGGGGCAACAGCATCAGGTGGTATCAGAGTACAACATTATTTTCCTGTTGGCACAGCCGTTCAAGAAAAAGGTTATGGATGGGGACTAGGGACTTACGGTGGTGAAGACACGACAGCAGTTACCACTACCTTAAATGGTGCTATAGATGCTAGCACAACAACCGTAGTTTTAACGAGTGCTGTGCAGTTTCCATCCACAGGAACTAGCTTTGTATTAATTGGAACAGAAATGATTCAATATACTGGCATAAGTGGGAATACTCTAACAGGAGTAACTCGAGGGGCCAGAGGAACCACTGCTGCGTCTCATAGCGATGGTGCAACTGTTACTAACGGTACAGACTTTGTTGCGTGGAATGAACAAACAGAAGAAGGTTTGGCTTTAGATCCAGGCATGTGGTCACTAGATAATTTTGGTGATATAGCAATTTGTCTAATACATGACGGCGCTTGTTTTCAATGGAACTCTAGCGCAGGTAATGC